CCTTGCGTGAAGGCGATTGGGATTTGGTCGTTGGCTCATTCTTTGGCGATGTCTGGAAACGTGATCTGCACGTTATCAGGCCGTTTGAAATACCGCAGCATTGGACAAGATTCAGATCATTTGACTGGGGCAGCGCCTCGCCATTTTCCGTGGGCTGGTGGGCTGTGGCAGATGATCACGATAAATACCCAGATGGTGCATTGATCCGTTACCGCGAATGGTACGGCTCATCAGGCAGGCCGAATGTGGGCCTGCGGATGACCGCAGAAGAGGTTGGGGCTGGTATTCGCAGCCGTGAGCGCCATGAGCGTCTGGATTTTAGTGTGGGCGATCCCAGCATCTGGAAATTTGACGGTGGGCCATCGATTGGTGAGCGCCTGTCCAAGATGGGTGTAAAGTTTCGCCGTGCAGATAACAGTCGTATTAGTGGATGGGATCAGGTCAGACAGCGCCTGATAGGTGATGATGGTATCCCAATGCTTTATGTTTTTAGCGAGTGTACGGACACAATCAGAACGCTGCCGGTACTTACGCACGACAAGCACCGGGTCGAGGATATCGACACCACCCAAGAAGATCATGCGGCTGACGATATCAGATACGCTTGCATGGCAAGACCGTGGCAGCGCAGAGCGCCGGAAATAGAAGATGACCCGTGGCGTCCACCGACAGTGGACGAAATGATGGCTGGGCTGGATAACGCAAGCAAGCCGCAGGGCTGGAGACTTTAATGGCTGAATCCTATGATTATGACCGCGAACCCACCAAGAAGGGGGAACGTGCGCGGTATTGGAATGAGCAAATCAGGCGTGCCAGACGGTTCGAGGAAAACTGGCATGACCGCTGTTACAACATCATTGACCGCTACAGAGATGACACGCCGGATCGCGTAACACGCGAAACACGCATGAACATCTTTTACAGCAATGTCGATACGCTGAAATCCAGCTTGTATTTCAAAACGCCAAAGCCGCGTGTCACACGCCGTTTTAAAGACCAAGACCCCATTGGCCGGATTATTTCGACTGTCCTGCAACGTGGTTTGCAGTACCAGCTTGATGTTTACAATTTTGACGGTGCGGTCAGGCGCGTCATTGAGGATATGCTGATTGTCGGACGCGGCGTGATGCGTATGACATATGAGCCATTGCTGGTTGAGGGTGAGCCGGAGCGCATTCCTGTGCAAGTAAACAGGATCATGGGCGTGGGCGAGGTTGCGCCCGGTCAGATGGGCGAGGTGCCTATCGGCCAAGCATTCATTGGCGCTGATGGCAGCGAGATTGATCAGAACATGGTCAAGGTCGGGCCGCAGGGGCCGTACATTGAGGGTGCGCCGATTGAGTATATTGGTGAGCAGTCAATACGCTGTGAATATGTCCATTGGCAGGATTTCACAATGGCCCCGGCAAGAAGCTGGGAAGATGTTAACTGGATTGCCTTCAGGCACCTGATGACCCGCCAAGAACTGGTTGATTATTACGGCGCAAAGGGTGAGCAAATACCGCTGACCTATCGCGGTGAGGATGCTGGCGGCTATGATGATGACCAGCAGCCAGACATGGCAGAGGTCTATGAAATCTGGGACAAGCGCAGCCTAAAGCAGATATTTGTTGCCAGTGATTTCAATGAGTTGCTGGAAGAATTTGATGATCCTTATAATCTTGAGGGCTTCTGGCCAATGCCAGAGCCGCTTTATGCCATCAGCACGACAGACACAACGGTGCCGGTGCCAGAGATACTGACCTATGAAGATCAGCTATTCGAGCTTGATCTGATCACACAGCGCATTGCCAATCTGACCGAAGCCCTAAAACGGCGCGGCGTCTACGATGCCAGCTTTAGCGAGTTGCAGCGCCTGTCCAATGCCAGCGACAATGAATTTGTGCCGGTGGACAACATGGCCATGTTGCAGGCTGGCGGCGGTCTTGCCAATGTCATGCAGGAAGCACCGCTGGACAATCTGATCAAGGCGCTAGCCCAGCTATATCAATCGCGCCAGATCGTGGTGCAAACAATCTATGAGATCACCGGCATCTCAGATATCATGCGCGGTCAGTCGGCCAGCCGTGAGACAGCCACGGCGCAGCGCATAAAGGGCCAGTTCGGGGCCATGCGTCTGGTCAACCGGCAACGGCGCGTAGAACAGTTCCTAGACCAGATCATGGAACTAAAAGCAGAGTTGCTGGTCGAAAACCTTGAGCCGTCACTACTCTCGCGCATTACCGGCATTGAGATTTCACCAGAGGTTGTCGCTGTGATGCGGGATGACCGGCTGCGCTCATATCGCGTGTCGGTGGATACTGATGAATCCAGCGCAATGGATTCTGCAACAGAACAAAAGAGCCGCACAGAGTTTTTGACAGCCACCGTGCAGTTTTTGCAGGCCATTGGCCCATTGGTGGCATCTGGCGCTGTAGGCTTTGAGCAGGCCAAACAAATGCTGTTATTTGCCGCCAGAGCCTTTCCCGGCGCAAGAGATTTGGAAGAAAGTCTGGAAAGCATTGAGGCACCGCAGGAATCAGGGCCAACGCCTCAAGATAAACTGATCGAGGTGGAAGCCGCCAAGGTGCAGGCGCAGACACAGCAGGCAGCAGCCGATGCACAAGTCAAAGTTGCACGCTTGCAGCTTGATCAGCAAAAAGTCGCGCAGGATGCCGACTTTAAGCAGCAAAAGCTGGAAATTGATGCAGCCAAGGTGGTGACAAACGGATGAAGGCGGGTGAAGCAATTGCAAAGATGATCTGGCTTGCTGGCCATAGCCCGATCCACCGTGAATGGTCGATAGATGACGTTCACCGGCTGTTTTTGCCAGCAATCGCGTTAGGCCAGTATCGCATCTGGGAAAGTGACGATAACCCCGTTGGCTTTATGACTTGGGGATTTTTCAATGATGAGGTTGAGCAGGGCTATTTGACAGGTGAGCGCAAATTGCAGATTGACGATTGGCATAGCGGCGAGACCGCTTATGTCGTGGACTTTTTAGGGCCGTTTGGCGGCGTTAGAGAGATGGTGCGCGAAGGGCGTGACCATCTAGGCAAACAATATGGCAAAAGTGTCACTTTTAAGGGATGGCGCAAGCAGAAGGGTAAATCATGGTCGGCAAGCACCTAATTTTAGATGATGATTATTACCAGCGCCGGATGTTTTGTTTTGGCGGTGATGGCGGCGGCGGCGGCGGTGGCGGTGGTGGCTCTGATCCAAACCGTGGTACGGAGCGAGGCCGGACTAATCAGCCACCAGCACAAGCTGGCCCAGCTAATCCAAGTCCAAGACCGCAGCGACAGCAGGATTTTAATGATGACCGGGCTAGCCGTGGTGCGCCTACGCCATCGGAAAGAAATCAAAATTTCGGTGTGACACCGCGCCAAGTCACAACTGTCGCGCCAGCCGCAAACCCTCTTGACCTTGTAAACCAATCGGCAACGCAAGCTATGGCACGACAGCAGCCGATGACAGACCGGCAAATGCTAGCCGCGTCTGCTGGTGCGCCTGATCCGTTTGCTGCCCCATCAGGTGGTAGTGAGATGACCGCTGGGCTATCACCAGACGCAGCCGGTTTATCGCCTCAAGAATTAGCAAATCAGCTTGTGCGAGATTCAGCATTTATGTCACAAGCACAATCTCTTATGGGCAACAAGCCTAGCCCAAATATTATAAACAGCGTGCAGGGAGCAGCCGGGCGCAGGGATGCAGAAAGCGGCTTCTTTGCTGATGCTTATGATGAACTTTACGGCGGCAATGCGCCCGGCACGGCTGTTGGTTCGATATTGTCTGGTGGAATATTAGGTAATCTTGCTAATGCGCCAGATGCGGCTGATGCCGCTGCTTTCAATGTTGGGCAGTTAATGTCGCTGGGTGGTGTCCGTGATCCCGAAACTGGATTGGTGTCAGGCGCAAAGGCTGGCCCCGGCACATTAAGCATGAACGCATTGGGCGGTGTCGTTTACAGCGGCATGAACGATCCGAATTATTCTGGGCCATTTGAATCGCTGGTGCGTGGGACTGCTGGCAACAATGGTGCAGGCGATGATCGGCAAAGCAATAATCAGATGGCTGCTCAACAGCCAGACGCACCAATAGACCCCGGCACAACCACGCCAGAACAGATTGACGATCTGGCGGTCAATTATCTGCAAAATCCATATTACCTCTATTCAGGCCAGAATAATTTATTCCAGCCATATGGATATGCGGGCGGCACGCTGGTTGATCTGTTGCAAACACGCAATATGCAGATGCCCGGCCAAGCTGCGCCAGACTTAGGATTATTCGGAAACCCAAGGGACTTTAGATAATGGAAATTGATCTGGATGCTGCTGATGCCGCCTATCAGGCGCTATCAGAGCAGGAAAAAGAGATTGTGCGCGAGGCACTCGATAGCCCACTAGCGGCGGTGCTGTCTAAGATATTCCCTGATTTGATGAGTAGCTTGGGTCAGTTTAACCGGCCACGGCGCAAGATGGACGCAGAAATGCGTCAGGTGGCAGCAGGGATGCTGATGCGATGAGCAAAAAAACATTCGTCTATAGGGACGGTAAATTAGTCGAAAAGTCAGAGGCCAGCGGAAACGCTGGCCTTTCTCTTATCCGCGACATAGAGCCGTATCAGAACATGAAAGATCGTGGCTGGATCACCAGCCGTTCACAGCATCGTGAGTTCCTGCGGCGCAATAATTTTGTCGAAATCGGCAACGAGCAAAACAAACTATTTAGTTAAAGGAAAAACCAAATGCAGCTTGATAGCACTCCTGAAGTTGAGGCCACAACCCCAGCAGCGGAGCCAGCAAGGCCCGAAACCGTAGCGGAAACACTGGCGAAAACACTAGAATCATTTGATAGTGAGGCCGATGAGGTTAATGAGCAAACAGATGAAGCCGAACCGCTGCCGGAGCATATTCCAGACGGCCAAGATGAAACTGATGAGCCTGATGAGGCTAATGAGGATGAGGGCGAAGAAGCAACGCAAGACAGCGCCGATCTTGAGCCACTACCAGCGCCAAACCATTGGCCGAAAGATTTTGCCGCTAAATTCGAAGCCCTAGAGGCACCAGCGCAACATATGTTTATGGAGCGTTATAAGGATTTAGAAGGCGATTACACAAAGAAAACGCAAGCCGTGGCGCAGTATCGAAAGCGACAGGAAGCGTTTGACGAAATCATGCAGCCGCACAAAAGCGATTTTGAGCGTGCTGGTATGGATGAGGTGGGTGCTGTCAGGCAACTGTTAGCCGCCCATGACTATCTGCGAAAAGACCCTCAAAACGCTATTGCTTGGCTTGCAAACCAGTATGGCGTGGATATTGGCGCAATCGGTAACGATCCAGCGGTTGAGGATGAATTTGTAGACCCTCAAGTGAAACAGTTGCAGCAACAAGTTGCCCAGCTAACTGGCTTCATACAAAATCAACAGACACAGCAGCAGAGCCATGTGCAGCAAAGCACACAGTCTCTCATTGACCAATTCGCAGCAGAAACTGATGCAAACGGCAATCCAAAGCACCCGCATTTTGAAAGAGTGCGCGGCGTGATGGGTTCGTTGATCAGTTCTGAAAATGCCAAGGACTTGAACAGCGCGTATGAGATGGCGGTTTATGCCGACCCGGAATTACGTGCAGAGCAAGTCAAGGCAATGGCGGCAGCGGAATCACAGAACAATGTGAAAACCGAAGCTGTTGCAAAGGCGAAGAAAGCAGCAAGGTCAAAGGTCAGAGGCAGTGCAACCCCAGCCGCGCCTGCGCTTCCAGCAAATGCGTCTATTCGTGACACAATTAATGCGTCAATTAGACAACTGGAAAATGGAAGGAGCTAGCCAATGGCCAGCCCAAATCTTTCCGAAATCGTCACAACTACGCTGCGAAATCGTAGTAAGACACTTTCGGACAACGTGAGCAACCACAACGCTTTGTTGCGGCGCTTGCGCGAGAATGGCAATCAAACGTCTGTCACAGGACGCGACATTGTCCGTGAACTCGAATATGCCGATAATGGAACCGTGCAGTTCTATAGCGGTTATGAAACACTTGATGTTTCACCCTCAGACGTACTCAGTGCAGCCGTGTACGAATATCGTCAGCTTGCTGGTAACGTCACAATCTCTGGTCTTGAGCAAGTCAAAAACTCAGGCACAGAGGCACTCATCAATCTTCTTGAGGCACGCATCAACGTGCTCGAAAAGTCACTTATGAATAGTCTCAGCGTCAGTTTATATTCTGATGGGACAGGAAGCAGTGGCAAAGAGGTTGGTGGCTTGCAGCTAATCGTAGCAGATGCCGGAACAGGAACCGTTGGCGGGATTAACTCATCAACTTACACTTTCTGGCAAAACCAACAGACCACTGCAACATCGAGTGCTTTCTCAGTCGCTAACGTGCAATCAGATATGAATACTATTTATCTGTCGCTTGTTCGTGGCGCTGACAGCCCTGATCTTGTCATGGCTGGCACAAATGCATACACCGCATTTTTGGGCAGCTTGCAGGCTATCCAGCGTATTACCAGTGACGATATGGCAAACTCTGGATTCACCTCATTGCAGTACCTAAACAGCGATGTTGTGTTTGATTCAGCTTGTAACACCAATCGGATGTATTTCCTAAACACTGACTATCTCCGTCTGGAAGTAGCCGCTGCAAGGGATTTCGTTCCGGGTGAAGCAAAAATGTCCGTCAACCAAGACGCTATGGTAACGCCAATGTTCTGGTCAGGAAATCTGACTTGTTCAAACCGCGCTCTGCAAGGCGTGATCCACACTTAGGAAGGGGAATTGTAATGACTATTGCAGCAGTAATGGGGATTGACCCCACAGCAGTTGCTGACACCCCTGAATTTCAGTTGGGTCAGCTTGGTGCGATCATTGATGACACCAGCGGTACACGCATCTACAAATACGTCCAGTATGACACTGGCAGTGGAAGCGTGGCAGCAGTAAGCGGAAACGCTTGTTACTATTACACTTTGGATGGCTATAAGCTGTTCAAGGTAACGTCTGATCTGTCCGATTCAATTGAAATCGGCGCAGGCATTCTGCAATCAGCGCCAACTGATGGCCAGTATTGCTGGGTGCAGATCAAAGGCATGGCAACTATGGCAGCAGCACTAACTGCTGGCGCAGATGGCGATCCTTTAACGGCGACCGGGAGTTCGGATGGTAAATTAGATGTTACCGCCGATGTGACCAGCGTTGTCGTGGCTTATGCTGGGGATGCGTCAGACAAGGAAATCATCTGCGATTTCCCCATGTAAAACATTGGGGGCGGGGCAACTCGCCCCCTTTTTCTATGCAATCGGGAGGATTGAATGAGCGAAAAAGGCATCTTTTTCGAAAGAGAACTTAACGGCCAAAAGCGTGACTTTTGCCGCATTGAAATAGCCGGTGTGCGGGACATATGGGAAGGCCCAGCACGACCAGAGGATTTGCAGCGTTTTCCTGACGAATGGAAAGCGTACAAAGGCAAAAAGAAAAAGCCGCGCACAAAAGGCACTGGCTTGGCAGAACTGCCGGGGATGACAGAGCCGCGCCGGACTGAACTAGAATTGCACGACATTGAAACGATTGAAGCACTAGCAGCAGCACAGGAAACTGCGCTGCGTGCCATTGGTGAGCCTTACGTTGAGCTTGCCAAGATTGCCAAACTGCAAGTTGAGGCTAGCAAGAAAAAAGATGATCTAGTTGTTGAGGTTGCCGTTGCGGCACAGACCTTGGCAGAAGGGGTAACGAATGAGCCTGTTAACGATAGCGCAGAACGTAGCTGATTTTACCGGCTTCGAGCGCCCGACCACGGTGGTTGGCAATACTGACCCGATAGCGCGTCAGTTATTTGCCTTTATCAACCGCGAGGGCAAGCAGCTTATGCGTGCCAGCAACTGGCCGATTTTGCTAAAGGAACATACTTTTAACACGGTCAATGGCACCCAGAGCTATGCGTTACCAACAGACTTTGATCGGTCTGTAGGCTCTACAATGTACAATCGCACCGATCTGGATCAGATGATCGGGCCAATCACACCGCAACAATTTCAGCAAGACCGTTACGGGACTGCTAGCGCAGGCATTACGCAAAAGTTCCGTTTCAAGCCGTCAAGCAATGTCCTCAAGTTTGATATTACCCCGACACCAACGTCAGCCGAATCTATTGGGTTTGAGTATGTCAGCAGCCACTGGAACCAGACCAGTGGCGGCACCTCACAGGCTGCTATGGCGGCAGATACTGATGTCGGCATCCTTGATGAGACTTTGCTGGAAATGGGTGTTACATGGCGTTTTAAGCAGAACCACGGCCTGACATATGATGAGGACTTTCGGCAGTATCAGCTAGAACTGCGCCAAGCCATCAGCCGCGCAGGCGGTGCGCCGGTCATTAGCCTTGATGATGCCAGACGCTTGCTGGTCAGCCCATACAGCTACAATCTGCCTGATAGCGGCTATGGTGCGGTCTGATGTTAGCGGCACTGCCAACAAGTAGAGGATACCGCGTCAAAGCGGCATCTGTGCCAGCCCCTGTCGGCGGTCTAAACAGCCGTGACAGCATTGATGCGATGCCGCCGACAGATGCGCTGATTATGTCCAACTTTTTCCCAACTGTGGAAAAGGTCACATTACGCGATGGCTACACATCATTCTGTACCGGCGTTGGCAGCGGTAATGTTGAAACGCTAATTGAGCATAACGCAGGCGCAAACCGGCAGTTGCTGGCGATTGGCTCGAACGGCACGTTTTACCAGATCGACAGCGGGACAGCCGTCAGCAAGAAGACCGGCCTTGCCAATGGCAGGGCAGAGCATATTGAGTTCAACAACGTGACAGTGGTTGTACCGTCTGGTGCTAATGTGCCGTTTTCATGGAACGGCTCAAGCGCATCTGATCTGTCAATAACGCTCTCTGATAGTGTTAATGCCAATACATTAACCGGCGTCCATGCCCATAAGAACCGCGTTTACTACTGGACAGGCACAAGCCAGAATTTTTATTACAGCGCCACCGTGGACACATTCACCGGCAATTTTACAAAGTTCCCGGTTGGCCTTGTTGGCACATTCGGCGGTAACATTGTGATGATCAACACTCTCACTTTAGACGGTGGCGAAGGTGTTGAGGATTTACTTTGTATTATAATGACTAGCGGCGAGGTTCTTATTTACTCAGGTTCGAACCCCGGCAGCGACTTTTCTCTGGTAGGCACATTCCGCATTGCAGAGCCGATTGCAGAAAAACGCGCTATTGCCAAGTTAGGCGGCGATGTCATCGTGATGACAAAAGAGGGTTATTTGCCTCTGAGCCAAGTTGTCAGGCAGGACATTGTTGGCAACAAGGCAGCGGCCATATCAGAGAAAATTCGCGGCACAGTCATTGCACAAGTCAAAGCCACCGGCACTACCACTGGTTGGCAAATATTTGTCAGCCCAGACGGTGACAAGGTGATTTTCAATTATCCTACTGGTGAGCCTGATCCGTTCAATCAGCACGTTTTCAATCCCATCATCAGGGCTTGGTGCATCTTTGAGAATATGCCAGCCCATGTCTGGGGGCAGTTTAACGGTGATACATACTTTGGCAGTGCTTCCGGCGTTGTGTTCAAGGTGGGCGGTGATGCCGATAACGGCGAAAACATCACTGGTGATGTGGCTACGGCATACAATTATTTTGGTGATCGCGGCGGCGTCAAACGTTTTAGCAGTGTACAGCCGATGCTTGAGGGTGAAACAGATATTGTGTTCAGCTTTGGTGTAGGCGTTGATCAGGCACCGACCACCACAATTGACGTATCCCCGGTGACATTCGCATCAAATCTTGCGTCTTGGGACACGGCCACTTGGGATGATTTCTTCTGGGCTGACACAACTGGCGCAGGCGTTACCAAGCGCCGCAAGGCAGTAAATCGGCTTGGATATTCAGCAGCATTGCGGATCAAGGTCGCAACCAGCACGCAAACCATCAGCTTTATTAGCGCACATTACACATTTGCACCCGGAGGCCCAATCTAATGGCATTTTCAGGCGGTACATTCTCGCGGCTTTACGACTGGACAACTGATCGTGACAACGGCGTTAAAATCCTTGCATCTCGCATGGATCAAGAATTCGATGGCATGGCTACTGGCCTGTCTACTTGCATCCTCAAGGATGGCACCCAGACTTGCACGGCAGCAATACCGTTTGCACAAGGCATCACGCTGCCTGACAACAAGACCATCATCCTTGGCACTAATAGTGACATCACGATCCAATATGATGAAAGCACCAATGACAGCCTAGAGATTGCGGCCAATGTAGAAGGCGCGGCGCTTGGCATCGTGCTAAAGGCCGATCAGGGCGATGATAATGCTGACCAGCATAAGGTCGGGATTGCTGATGGCGGCACGCTCACTATGGCCAGCAAGATCAGTGGCAGCTTTGTCAGCTATCTCACACATACTCCAAACAGCACTGTCGCCAGCAGCACCACGGCGGTTGCAGGAAATCTGACAGTCGGTGGTGATCTGACGCTGGGATCAGGCGCGGTCATCAGCGAGGCAGAGCTAGAAAAGCTGGACGGTATAACTAACGGCACTGTGGCGGCTAACAAGGCCGTGGTCGTGGATGGTAACAAGGACATTGCCAGCTTCCGCAACGTCACGCTTACAGGTGAGCTAGACGCCGGGTCACTGGACATTAGCGGTGATGCTGACATTGATGGCACACTTGAGGCTGATGCAATCACTGTCAATGGCACAGCACTGAATACCGTTATTGCGGGTGTCACCGTTACTGACGCCACTAACTCTGCTCACGTTTTGGTCACTGATAACGAAAGCACAAACGAAGAAAACCTTATTACTTTTGTAGAGGATGCCACCGCTAGCACAGGTAATGTTGGCCTAGAGATGGATGGTAATCTCACTTACAATCCAAGCACAGGCACTATTACATCAACTATATTTAAGGGTAACATAGACGCAGTAGATGGAGACTTTGATGGCACGCTGGAAGCCGATGCAATAACACTGAACGGCACGGCGATCACAGCCACCGCCACGCTGGACACAGGCATCTCAAACAACAATGTGCCTAAGTTTACCAGCGGCGTTGCAGACGATGATTTCCTGCGCGTGGCTGGCACAGCTATCGAAGGCCGGTCTGCGGCAGAGGTGCTATCAGACATTGCGGCAGCACCAGCGGCTGGTAGTTCCAACATCGTCACAACTGGCGCACTAAACTCTGGCAGCATCACTAGCGGCTTTGGCGCAATCGACAACGGTGCTTCTGCAATTACAACGACAGGCGTAATCACTGGCGGCACCCTAGAGGCCACAGCCGATACCTCTGCTGGTGACAACGCAGCGATTGGCTACACTAGCGCAGAAGGGCTTATCCTGACAGGACAAGGCTCTACATCAGACATAACTCTAAAAAACGATGCGGATGCTACGGTGTTCACCGTGCCAACTGGCTCCGATGATATTCTGTTTCCAGATGGTGCAAAAGCTATGTTCGGTTCCGGCAGTGACCTCAGCGTGTACCACAATGGTTCACATTCTTATGTCCAAGACACAGGAACAGGTAATCTTTATCTGGCGGGTTCAAATGTAATTATATCCAACCCTACAGCTACAGAAACAATGGCTTATTTTGATGACGATGGAGGTGCTTCTCTTTGGTATGATAACTCTGTCAAAATCGCCACGACAGCTACAGGCGTGGACATCACAGGCGATACAGCTATCACAGATCATGCGTCTATTGGAGTTGACGCGATAGCTAGCACCCGCGCACTGACCGTGGCTGGTGCAACTGACGGTTCTGGAAGCAGCATTTTGGTCTGCTATAACAGCAGCCTCGCCCAAAAGTTTGCAGTGAGAGATGATGGATACATTACTGCTGCTGGCGATATTCAAGTTGGCGGCGGTGTCTACTTGGGCGGCACAGGTTCTGCTAATTATTTGGATGATTATGAGGAAGGCACTTGGACAGGTACTCTTAAAGGTGTCGGTTCTGACCCAACAACGGCAGTTACTGCAACAGGAGAATACACTAAAGTAGGCCGTAAAGTTTATGTTGAAATAAAATTTTCTAATATTAGCAATGCGGGGGCTTCTGGTAATGTTTATGTGTCTGGGTTGCCATACACCCCAAACAACTCATTTGCTTCGTCAGGCAACTGCGCTGCGTATCTTTTTGATTTCCCCACTGGCCTGACGAGTTTAAGCGTGCAAGTTTCTGGAACAAACCTATTTCCATATCTATCTGGGGACAGCACAACTTGGGATATTTTGCAACACGCTGCCGGCACAGGGCGTTATTTAGAAATATCTGCACAATATACGGTAGCATAACTTGATTGGATTATCAGGTCGGACAGTCCAAGCATAGGAGATAAAAATGCTTACAGAAGAAACAATCCAAGACAAAATCGAAATCGTGAACAGCGGCACATTTTCAGTCGTTCAAGTACGCACAGCAACAGTCATTAAGCGTGATGGCGAAGAGATTAGCCGTAGCTTTTCACGGCACGTTTTGCAGCCAAGCACCAAGACCGGCGACACTTGGGGCGACACAGACATCTCTGGCGAAAGCGCAGAGGTGCAGGGCATTTGTAATGCTGTGTGGAGCGATAGTGTGAAGACTGCGTATCAAGCTGCGATGGATGCACAAAGTGTCTAAGCCCACCGCTGCATCTGTCCAAGCACAAATCGACACCCATGAGGCGGTCTGCGCGGAACGCTGGAAAGAGACCATTCTGCGTATCAAGCGCATCGAACACATTATGATTGGCACGGCTGGCACGACTATCGTGCTGCTTTTAGGCATCATCCTTACATAATCAATGGAAACCCTTGTTGCTTTCGCCCTCTACGTTTTCGTAGGCATTGGAGAGGACAGTAGGCGCGTGCCTGAAACCATGCGTTTTAGAGACATAAATGACTGCGTCTATTTTGCTCAAAAGCTACACGCGCAAGGGCAAAAGATCACAGCATATTGCATCCCCGAAGCCATCACTGAGAATATGAAAGTGTATTGAATGGAACCGATCTCCACTGCACTGGCTGGTATCGCACTTGTAAAAGCCTCAGTAGATGCCATCAAGGGGGCCATTGGAACGGCCAAGGACATCAGCGAGATTGCTGGTTTTATCGACAAGCTGTTTGAGGGCGAAAAGCAAGTCCAGCAACAACGCGCAAAAAAGTCTGGCGTGTCTAGCCTAGACGGCATCGGTGATGTCGCCACAGAGGTCATAAACGCAAGGTTGGCGCAGGAACAAATGCGCGAAGTTGCTTTGATGGTTGATATGAGATTCGGCCACGGGACTTGGCGGGGCATCGTTGAAGAACGAGCAAAACGGGTCAAAGAGGTCAAAGAAAAAGAGGTCATAATTCGGCGGCAGAGGGCGGCAGCGCGAAAGGAAACAGTCGATGATTTGTGGGCAGTGTTCACTGTTCTAATTGTTGTTGTCGGCATATTGGTTGCCGGTTTGATTGCAATGTTCGTTTATCAAGCAAATGCCGATGAAGTGATGGTCACTTGCCGAAAAGTGAAATGTGAAACACTAGACAACAAGCAGACTGTCTGCGTTTTTCGGGGTGCTAATAACACAATTGAAACGCAGTTCTTTGAGTACATGGAATTTATACCAAACCAATATGAATGCAAATATGACCCAAATGCCAAGAAGGAAATGACGATCCAAGAAACTCTTAAAGAGATTCGGGAAAGCCAAAAGTGAACCGGCTGATATTTGAGGCTGATGACTATCTAAAATCGTGGGCAGCAAAACGCATTGGCATTGATGGCTTTGGCCCAAGCACCGCAATCGGCGTTGAGCGTGATGGCAAGATCATTTGCGCCGCTGTGTATCACGATTATCGGGATGGGCAGATCGAGGCGTCAATAGCTGCTTCCTCCCGGCGCTGGGCAAATCGGTCTGTCCTGTTCACGCTGTTTGCCTACCCGTTCAATCAGGTGGGCGCACACAGACTGCTCGTATCGTGCAATGAGGCCAACGACAAGGCCATGAAGATGAACCGCCAGCTTGGCTTCACGCAAGAGGGCAGGCTGCGGCAGCTATACCCACCGCATGATGCAATCTTGTGGGGAATGTTAAGAAGCGAATGTAAATGGATAAGGACACAAAATAATGGGCAAGAGAGCGCCATCACCACCACCCGCGCCAAATCCTAACGAGTTAATCAACGCTCAAGCTGACGCGAACCGCATTAACCAATACACGCCGCAGGGCAATTTGTTATTTGGTTATGTAGGTGATCAAGGTCAATTTATGCAGGGCAGAGCGCCGGAAGATGGTGACTTTCAAACCGCTGCGTTCACGCAGGAAACGCCGTTTCAAGCGCAGATGCGTGCCGCCACCGAAGGCACTGGTTTGGGTCTTGGCAATGTAGCGTTTGACCGTATTTCTGGTCGCACTGTTACGGGGCAAAACCCTGACGGCTCACCGATCTATGAGGCTGACCCAGATTTTCAGAATCCGTTTAGAACAGCCCCTACTTTAGCAGGCATTACGGCGGCACAGAACATTGACCCGACCACTGGCCTGCCTGCGTTCCAAAGCAGCATCAACAGCCCGACAGCTTTGCCAACTGGCATTGACACAACCGGCCTGACAGCCCTGCAAAGTGATCCAGAGGCGTTTAGAAGCAACATCGAACAGACGCTGTACAATCGGCAGCTAGGGCTGTTGCAGCCAGAGTTCACGCGGCAAAGGGAAACCCTTGAGCAGAACCTTGCTGACAGAGGTATTCCAATTACCTCAGAGGCTTATGATTCAGCCATAAACCGATTTGAGAGCCAGCAAGGCGAACAGCTTGGTCGGCTGGCGCAGCAGGCCACATTGGCGGCGGGTCAGGAATCAGACCGGCTGGTCAACCAATCGCGTGCGGCGCGGCAACAGGAGTTTGGTGAGCGTGCGGCGGCTGGCGAGTTCGGTCTGGCGGCACAAGGCCAAGGCTTTGGACAAGCAGCAGCAAACGCGCAATTGGCTAATGCAGCGCGTCAAGACACTGTTGCTAACCAGTTGCTTTCTAATCAGATTGCCAATCAGAATCGTAGCCGTCAGATTGCAGAGCGTAACGCGCTGCGCGGTCAGAACTTTAACGAACTGGCGGCACTGCTTGGTGGCCCACAAGTGCAGCAGGCATCGTTCTTTGCACCGGGATCAATCGACACGCAGGGTGCCTTTGCTGCACAGATGGCGGCGCAACAGAATGCTTATTCTCAAGCAATGAATAATCAAGCATCAAACTTAGGCGGTTTATTCGGCCTCGCCGGAAACCTCGGCGCAGCTTATCTGCTTTCATAGGGGTAAAACATGGCACTAAATCCAAGGCAAATGCTGGGGCTGGGTAACACGCGGCCTAGTATGCAGTATCAGCAGCTAAATCAGGCATTTCAGTCTGATCCGCGCCGCATCTTAGGCCAGACGCTGATGGGACAAGGCGCTAGTTCTGCGCCTGTTAGAACGCCCTTGCAAGGGCTTGGCAGGCTGTCTAGCGCATTGGTGGGCGCATATCTACAGCGCAAGGCTGGTGACGCACAAGTCGAGCGTGAGAGTGAATATAGCAATCAATTAGCAACCGCTTTGACTGGTCTGGGTGATAATATCCCATCCGCTATAACTACATTGGGTCGAGTGCCGGGCATGGAAATACCGGCCCTAACTGCGGCGGCAAATTATCAAACCACCGTTGCTGGTAGAACACCTAAAAACACTAGGCGAGATATGACTCCAGATGAGGTTAAGGCCACAGGGCGTGACCCTAGTTTGGGCGTTTATCAAATAGACACGCTCGGTGCAATCTTTCCGCCCAGTGGTTCACAAGTTTCTGGTGATATTTCAAACCGTTTCGATCAAATTAATGAAGTGATTCGATTAAGCCAAACAGATAACCTGACGCAACAGGAGCAAATGCGATTAGATTTATTTACTAAAGATTTAGCTAGGCCACGTCCGGTGGTAGTGCCTGACGGAGCAGGCGGCACTGTTACCGTAATGCAACCTGGCTTAGACGTAAGCTCCATCACTGGCGGTCAGACGGTCACGGGAGACGCCGCATTGCAAGGCGATCCAACCGCTGGCACAACAGGCGGCGCTGACGTTGCTGGCATACCAGGCGGTACAGTTGTAGCCCAAAAACCAGCGCAACTTTCATCAACCGAATCTAAATTTGTAGCTAACTTGTCGTCTGCAAAAGTTGATTTGAACGCTGTTTTAAACAAATTGTTTCCTGACGGTTTAGGTGGCGATGTCAATAGATCATTGGTAGTCGGATTGAACACGCCTGCTGCTGGTGCGTTTAGCGGAGATATTCAAATAATTAAAAATGCCCTAAACAATTTGGCAGATTTAACAACACGCGACCGATCTGGCGCAACTGCGCCTCCAGAGGAAAGACAATTCTTTTTCAATCAAATTTTGCCTGCCGCAACCGATACGGCTGAAACTGTGAGATTTAAGCTCAAAAGGCTTGTCGACAATTTTAATACAAATGTGGATGCTTTTGGTGCAGGCCGAAATATTCCTGGATTAATCAAATTGGAATTCGCCATGACAAGTGACGATGACCCTGGCGACATTGAATTTTAGGTGAAACATGGCAAAATTAGCTGAAAATTTAACTGGTGCGCCATTAGCCATCAGAGAAGTTCTGGCGTCTGTGCCAGACAACCAAAAGGTTGAAGTTCTAGGGCAGTATTATGACGATGTGCGCCGTGGGTCAGACATACTTGCCAAAAATCCCGACAACAATACTTTAAGAAAAAAAATAGACGCTGACGCTATTTATTTTTTACAAAATGACGGCACTATTCAAGTGCTTGACCCACCAGGTTTCTTTCAATCTTTTTTCCCACCAAAGGTTGATGTCGGAGATATTGTTGAAGGCGGTCGCACTATTGCAGAAACTGCGGGTGGATTGGTTGGCGGCGCGATACCACTCGCTGTTGGACAAATGGGGCCACAGGCTCTAACGCCTGAAGAAGTCTACACCGTGCCAGCAGGCGCTGCCCTTGGCGCAGAGTTCGGTGGTCAAATGTATGACCGCACTATGGATATGATATCTGGTGGTGCTATACCACGCGGTACGCCACTGCAAGAAACAGGTCAGGCTGCGACCAACATCGGCTTGGAAATGATGGGTGGCCGATTAGCTGACACAGCGTTTAGAGGCGTGAAGACTGGTATCCAAAAAGGCACGCAACGGTTAACAGGCATCAGCCCTGGGCAAAGGGCAGAGGATTTTGCTAGACTTGATGTACAGCCGACAGCGGCAACATTGACAGGGCGTCCATCAGTTGGGCAGGCCGAAGAAGCGTTAGCATCGTTTTTCTCTGCATCTGATATTATTCGAACAAACCGCACCCGAGTGATTGAAGAATTAGGTGACGCTGCTGCCAAAATTTCAAGAAAGTTTGGCGACCCTCAAGGTAGCCCTGAGGTGATTGGCAGCGCCATTCGCACAGGGGCAATCGCGGCAAAAGATATAATAAAAACAAAGCAAAGCCAGCTTTATGATGCTGCTTATGATGCCGCTGGTGAAATCAGCATACCAATGGGTTCATTGCGTACACTGCAAGCAGAATTAAAAACACAATTAGCAGCCGCGCCCAACGCATTAAAAGACGAATATGCACCAGCGTTAAGACAACTTGGAGTCATTTTGAAAGATGCAGATGCGGCCGGTGGTCAACTTGATTTGAGAACTGCTAGGTCAATTCGCACTAATATTGGTGAAGCTATTGGCTCAACGCTGCCCGGACAGACAGTCAGAGTGTTTAAAGCTGGTGACAAAAAACTGCCCAGCATTTATTCTGCGTTAAGCAACGATATTGATCAGGCGGTCGAGGCAGCATCACCGCAAGCTGCACGCTTGTTGCGCCGTGCCAATGATTACACGCGGCAGACTGCCAACGACCAATTGAAAACAATCGACAAAATTTCACGCCAAAATTTGGATAGCCAAGTTTTCAGTTTTGCCATGCAAGAGGGAAAGCGCGGTGGTCAACGTATAAAAGACGTTTTTAAAGTTTTGACCAAGCCAGAGCGGGATGCAGTGAGCGCCAGTGTCATGGGCCGTTTGGGCATACGCGGGTCAGCAACTGAAGGTGGCGGCGAATGGTCTGCCAATGTGTTTTTAACCAACTGGCGCAATATGGACAAGCGCAGCAAAGACATTTTGTTTGGTGCGCCTAGATTTAAAGAAGTTCGCAAAGAGCTTGATTCTTTGGCGCGGTTAGCAGAGGTGGCAGCAGAAAACATTGGTGAAATAAACAAATCACGTTCAGGAGTGACCGGCGCAGGATTTGTGCAAATTGCCACAACTGGAGCTTCTTTGGCGCTTGCTGGTGGTCTGGCTTTTAGTGGCGATTTGGGCGGCGCGGCAACCTCTGCGGCAGCAGCAGGCGGCACGTTGCTTGCTCCGCGCTATGCAGCCAAGCTAATGACATCACCTAAGTTCATTCGCTGGCTTAAAACCACTGCACAGGCAACAAATCGTGGCGTAAATCCTTTAGCAGTACAGCTTGGTCGCCTTGCCGTTCTGCCCGGCAAAGACCCTGAACTTGCCGAAGCAGTAAACGCTTTTGTCGCCAATATGCAGGCCAATATAACTGGTCAGTAAAACCGTGGCCCAGAAAAAACTTGAGCCGTCCAGCGAGTTTGAAAAGTACGACCTCGATGATGATGGCATCGTAAGCGATGCGGAGATTGAACGCGCAAAAGAGATACGCGAGTTTGAGGACAGATCACGCAAGCACCTAGCACAACTGCGACTGGCCAGATATTCGCTGATTGGCATTGGCGTCTACACAATCATGCTGTTTATGCCCTTTGTGCCTGATAGCCGCATCAAGCTGCTCAGTGAGGTCAGCCCACTGCTGTACATCAGTTTGTCAGGCGTTGTTGGCGCTTACATGGGCTTTACGACTTGGATAGATAGGAAATAATATGCTTGCAGTTCTTGCGTCCATATTGGGCAATGGTGATGTCATCAAAAAAGGCATGGACTTGATTGATGATGTCCACAGTTCTGATGAGGAAATGGAGCGCGTCAAAGCGCAGGCCAAGATTGACACAATGAAAGCCTATGCGCCGTTTAAAGTAGCGCAGCGCTATCTGGCCCTCATGTTCACCGGCACATTCCTCATTTCGTTTTTCCTTGTGCTTGTGATGACCTTGATGGGTCAGGCCAACATTCCTGAAATAAAGCAAGTCATCGATGATTTTTACGTTGGTGAGGCAATGCTGACCATTCTGGCATTCTACTTTGGCGGCGGGATGCTCGAAGGTGTCGTTGGCAAAGTGAAGGATAAAAAATGAGACTTTCACAAAATTTCACGCTTGATGAATTGTGTAAAAGCCAAACGGCAGAACGCAAGGGCATCCCAAATTTGCCAGACACTGACCAGATCGGTGCGTTAGAGGCTCTGTGTGAAAACATATTGCAGCCCATTCGCAATGAGTTTGGATCGTTCATGGTCTCTAGCGGCTATCGTAGCCCGGAGTTATGCGTTGCCATTGGCTCCAAAATGACATCACAGCATACTTGCAACAACAACGCGGCAGCAGCCGACTTTGAGGTGGCCGGGGTGGACAACTACGATTTAGCACGCTGGATCGAGGATAATCTGCCATTCGATCAACTGATCCTTGAGTGCTATCAGGGCGGCAATAGCGGCTGGGTTCACTGCTCATATGCAGATGAAGGCAGACGCGAGACGCTGACATACAGCAAGGCCAAGGGCTATCGGCAGGGGCTGTTAAAAGATGGCTAGGTTAACGCCAGCTAAAGGCAAGGCCAAGGTTAAAATCACAGCGACAGGCAAAAAGGTCAGCTATGGCCAAGCTGGTAAGGCCAAGGGTGGTGGGCCGCGTGTACGCGCAGGCACCAGCAAGGGTGATAGCTACTGCGCCAGATCAGCCGGTCAGATGAGAAAGAATCCGAAAGCAGCAAAGAATCCTAATAGCCCTTTGCGGCTATCACGCAAGCGTTGGAAATGCGCTGGCAAAAAATCGCGGAGATCATAATGCGGAAACCAAAAGCTTTAACGGCACGGCAGGAAGCCGCGCTGAAGCGCCATCGCGCCCATCATACTGCAAAGCATATCACATCAATGCGTAAAGCAATGCGCGGCGGCAAGACATTCACAGAAGCGCATAGGGCGGCTATGCGCAGAGCAGGAAGGTAAGAAGATGCCCGGATATATGAAAAAACCAATGAAGAAAAAGAAACAGACAAAAACAGCAGCTAACAAAAAGCCTGCTGGCCGCATGGGTGGCCGCATGGGTGGCCGTAGTTTGCGGAGGGTTTGATAATGAAACGACCCGGATTATACCGCAACATTGCTAGAAAACGTGCGCGAATCAAAGCGCAAAAAGCGGCTGGTAGAAAGCCAGAACGCATGAGAAAAGTCGGCAGCAAAGGCGCACCGACAGCCGCTGCGTTCAAGCAATCTGCTAAGACGGCAAAAAAGCGTAAGGCAAAGGCATAACTGTTATAGTTTTGTTATAGGTTTTGGGTTCCCAGCAAATACCATGAAATCACAAAAACGGCGGGAAACCGCCATTTTAGGTGTTCAAAAACCACTAAAATCGTGACTGTCACGCCAGAGGCCGCGGGTTCGAGTCCCGTCACTCCCGCCATCCCCAAACCGAGGCATAGCCTCAAAAACAAGCCCTCAGCCTTTAACGGCTGGGGGCTGTTTTTTTGCGTTGTTATAGGTTTGTTATAGTTTTGTTATAGTTTTTCTTTAAATACGTGACCTTTTGTGTCAATATAGCAAGCGCAATAAGACAATTGGGAGCTTGTGATGAAAGATTTATCAGTAAAATTTTGGGCAAAGCGTGGCTATTACACAATCAACGCATCGCGTGTAGGGTTGAGTGTCAATCACGGCAGATTCGAAACTGAAGCAGCGGCGCTGGAACAAGCTGAAATGCTGAAGGCCAAATTTTTGACTGGGCAGATTGCAGCGCCGGTTGCTGTAACTAAATGCAGTGATGCTGCCGTTGTTTTTTTAAAGTCTCAAATGCGCAGGGTTGAAGATGGCGAAATCAGCGAACCTCACTATAACGACTTGCGGCGTGGTGTGGATTTTGCGTTAGCAATAAAGGTCGATGGAAGGCCATTCGGTAAGTATGATCTGGCAAAAACAATTTCAAAATCAAACAAAGATGATTTGGCAGCGGCTTTCAAGCGCGAGATAAAAGCGAAAAGTGCGAGCAAATCCACCGCTGAAAAACGCATCAAAGTTATGAAAGCGTTTTTTAATTATTGCCAAGGTAAAGGGTGGATTGATCTAAACCCGTTGGACAAGGTTTCATTTGGTCTGTCTACAGAGATTGCGGATCGCGCTCCCAAAATTCAACCAGAAACAGTGCAGAAGCTGGTAACCAAGGGCGTTGTTGGCGAATCGATTGTTAGCCGTGCAATGATCCTCACAGCGTTGTCATCAGGTATGAGGCAGGGCGAGTTACGTGCTTTATCTTGGGGTTGTGTAGATTTTGCTGGTGGCACGGTGCGTGTAAAGCAAGCTGTTAAAAATGAAAGCAGTAACATTGGGGAGCCAAAAACTAAGCGTGGCTATCGCACGATCCCAGTGCCTGCTGAAACTATCCAAGTGTTGCGTGAGGTGAAATTGCAGAGCCGGTACAAATCTGATGATGATCTGGTTTTTGCAACTGGCTCTGGCTTGCCAAAACAGAAAAAAACACTGCGCGAGTTAATTGAGCGTGCCAGCAAACGAGCAGGCATTGAGCGCATGGTGTGGGGTGATATGAGGCATTTTTTCGCTAGCGTGCAATTGTCTGGTTTAGGTGAGGATTGGGCAGATGTTGCTGCCCACATGGGTCACAGCAACCCATCTTTCACATATCGCCAATATGGCCATTATTCAAAGAACGAGGCCAAGCAAGAAAAGGCAAGGTCAGCAACAGCCAGCGCCATATTTGGCACATAAAAAGGGCGCTAACGCGCCCCTTTCACCCTCTCCCAAAATTGCTGTAACCAACTGGTCTCTGGCGGTTTGGCTACTTGCTTGACAGCCGCCCTCTGTTTTTCAGCCCACATTTTACGCATCGCAATGCTATGTGCCGCACGCCTCTCAGGCGTCCAGCTTGTTGCTCTCTTGTCCAACATCACCTCCCATTTTGGCAATTTCGCCACGCGGTATAAACCAGCGTGATCCGTCTCGAATCGCGTTCAACTGGCCGTTGCTGATCCAGCGCCTTACACGCTTGCGGCTGGCCTCGCTGTAACCCTCACCAAACAGCGCATCACACGCCTCTTTGACTGTATACAGAGCCTGCCTAGCCATTTTTAGCTGCCCCATAGCCTGCTGGTGGTGGCGGTGCGTCAGGCACGTTTGTGTGAGGCGGCGGGGCAGGGGCATAGACTGGTGCCGGTGCCGGTGCCGCTGGTGGCCCAGTGTCGAGCCACAGCCTGCTTTTGCAAACGGTCATAAATTCGTTGCCAACCTTGACTTGCAATTGCACACCCGGCTCTCGCTTCCATCCGTTTTCCTTGTCAGCCGCTGCCGCTGCGTAATAGGCATCAAGCCTCGCACGCAGATCAGGGTCATCAATGTTGAACCAAAATCCGATTTGGAGATTGTCAGTGATTTCCACCCCGCGCTGTAGTTTGGGGTTGCCCCCTTTGTAATCAGGTCTTGCCATCGGATATGTCCTTTTCCTGTTTTTTCCAAAATGCAAAAAAGCGGTTATAGTCGGCGTTGTTTTCTTTGTGCATCGCCGTTAGCACAGGATTCATCTCGCCGATCCAAGCGTTCAGCCCGGTCAGTGATTTGAATGTCTGGATTTTTGTCTCAAGCGCATCGAGGTCATATGCCTTGGCTGCTTGCTTTGGTGGGTCTTTTAGTGCGCCATTGATCTCGCCATCGTCATCATCGTCAAAATCAACCTCTTGAATGCCAGCAGCCATGCCAAGTGCTGCCATCAATGCATATCGCCGTGCATAGCTGATTGCTGAACCCAGCTTCTGATTGTTGGTCATATCATCAACTGCAATCGGATAACGGCCCACCTTTTCCTCGCCAGAGGTGTGCATGATGTAGGTTTTCAGATGCGTGCCGACACCATCCTCATAATCAACCAATTGGCTGAAAGACAGGCCATGCTGTGCGGCCTGCTTTACCTTAGTCATCACAGAGCCAACGCTGGCATATTGTGATCTGTTGCCCTGCTTGTCTAAATCCAAGCCTGTCTGCGCCGATTGAAACTCAGCTAAAGCCTTTGCTAGTTCACTCATTGTCACCCTCAACTGATCTTGTGTTAAACAGCCCTACATGGGCCGGGTTGTTCTTCATCCACAGCCGCGCATAGTAAGGCTTGTGATGGTCATTGATCTTCAGCGCCTCGCCATCAGGCCGCGCATCGATAATGTTGATCGTGGTTTCCCACCGAATACGTTCCATGATCATTTGAGAGCCAACGCGCTTGTGGCCCTTGGCCAATGCCTCGCGGGTAAATTTATCCCATAGCTGATAAACAACCGGGTTTGACCGATGGAAGGTTAGAAATCGCGCCTCTCGCTGGTTTCTAGGTGCCTCTAAGGCCTCAAAGAGCGTTGCTTGCACCATGATCACATTCCCGGTGTCATGGCGAAGGCAAAGGTCAGCGTCCACCAGAGCGAGAGGACAACGGCGTAAATCATTGCCAGATAGCCCAAGCAACGCAGCACAGCAAAAGTCATACGAAAGCGCCGCCGTGTAGAGTGACTGGCCTGATCTATGTGCAGTTGTAAGTATTTGTTCATTTGAACCCCCATAATTTTTTGGCTTCATCAAGAACGGCAGGGCGCATATCCCATGCCCACATATGTCCGAAATCTGGCTCAATGAGGCGCAGCATTTCGTCCACAGAATTTGTGCTTTTGAGTAGATTTTCGCGGATCGAGCATTTGGCAACGATATGGTTTACTGCCGATTGCAGCCCATCTTTAGATAGCTGCTCACAGTTATCCTCGTTAAACACACGATAATCTTTGGCGTTTGCGTATACGATGGTCTGCATCAGGCCAGTACCAAACCAGTAACCGGCCACCTGACAAATGTGTGGCCACGTGGGTTTGTTCGGCAGGCTGGCAGACCGCTTGCCAGACTTTGTGTCGGTGGCAGTTGACCATTTTGTTTTAAGCTCAATGCGCCGTGAGAAATCTGGAAAGCCAGAGTAAGGCAGTTCTAGCCCCGGCAGATTGGCGAATATCTCGCTTTCGCCCTCAATGCGGTTAAGGCCATAAAGTGCGTGCGCTTCTTTAACGCCCTCGATGGCATTGGTCAGCACATCAGCAAACTCACCGCGATTGACCGCCAGCTTGCGCTCATCTTTGCCGCCATCCCAAGTGCGTGGATGGTATTCATCAAACCGGCTCATGCCCTGCCTGATGGCTGCGTCCAGCGTATGCTCATCAATTAGAACAAGATTGGCGCAATCCTGCACGACACGGCCAGCCAGCATGTTGGCATTGTCATCTGCATAAAGATCAATGGTCGCTCTGGCAGCTTGCTTATCGCCCACCAGATCACCCTTAATGATCATCCAAGCCTTGTTGACCTTTGGCCTGATAATGCACTTTTCAAATAGAGTGCGGCACACCGGGCGGGACGCCGGGTTACTGTGATGATGGTAGTGTTTTGATGCAGCCCAACTGGTGCTTGGTGGTAAGGACATAAAAAAACCCCGATAGAAATCAATCTACCAAGGTTCTAACGACCATATCATTTAGTGTCAAGCTACATATTGTAAAATATTATTCTAACTTAACACCCCCCACCTGTGCCTTGGTGCCAATTACCTCTTTTAATTTTGGCGTGGGCCGTTCAACAATCTTTACCCCGCGTAAGTCAGGGCGGGTTATCAACGCTAATGATGGGGCAGCCCACAACAGTTTAAGATTTGTATGCGTCCCAAAATTTACTGATTCTATAGTAAAATTATTTTTGCCAGCTTGGTATAAAATGCCATAGAGAAGCTCGCCATTCTCAGTCATGGCATAGCTGAAATAGCCGAAACAATCTTTCGATATTGTTTTTGTGCGCAATGGCTCTGCATCAACAATCTCAATGGCGCTGGCTAAGTAGGTGTTGTTTTCTGGCAAATCGATTGTGTGATCCCAGTAGACAGCCATCACCTCATCTTTGTAATAGTCATGCAGAAAAACAGACTTGTTCTCAAACCGTTTTGAACGCTCAGTAGACCATTCGTGGGCGATAAAAAGTTCGGGTTTTCCACCGTTGTCGCTTGTCGGTATTTTGGAATCTGGCGCGTTTTTGACAAAATAATCATCAGTGATTTCGTCCCACGGCATAATCGCGGCCAGCAACGGCACTGGCGGGTTTTGGTACATGATATCCCACGGATTACAACCTAGAATTTCGGCATAGTCCTGTGCGTCATACTCATTTAAAGGCGTTTTACCATTGCATTGGCGGCTGATTGATTCCGGCGTGATGCCTTTTTGCGCGGCTACATCGCGCAATGTCCGATCAGACGCCTTGATCATGTTCTTCAGGTTATTCATAGGTATCATGCTATCACCATGTCACATTGTGTTAAAGCCATTTTGTGGTGATAAGGCCACTTGACCTACTGTGTCAAGTGGCATATTACGAATGCATGACATTAAATGATTTCAGATTGGCCAAAGATTGGTCATTTGCAGAGTTAGCACGCCAGACAGGCGCTGCCCATGCCACTGTTTCTAGGCGCTGGTGTTTGCCGCCGGGCGATGAAGATCGCAAAATTCCATCAGCAAAATTTATGCAGGCAATCGTCAGGATCACTGATGGCGAGGTGCAGCCCAACGACTTTTACTTGTTGACTGATGATGACAGAGGATGAATTGCAAACCTATGTCGTTCACTGGCTGCAAATGGCTTTGCCTCTGGGTAGTGTCTGGCATCACAGCCCCAACGAAGGCAAGCGTCATGTTGCCTACAAAGTGCGTTTGAAAAAGCTGGGCATGGCGGCAGGCTGGCCTGATCTGGAAATCTTTGTGCCGGATAACGGGTGGCGTGACAAGGCTGCAAAAGGCCCGATAATGATCGAGTTGAAGCGCCCGAAAGGCGGCAGCTTGTCAGCAAATCAAAAGGACATACAAGAGCGCCTGAAATGCTGCGGCGTCTATTGCGTTACAGCAAAGCGCATTGGCCATGTCGA